AATTTATATAACTTTCTATTGCTGCAGCATGAGCTTGCCTTATATCTTCACTAGAGTTTGGTATACCACCTATTTCTTTTTCAGCTACTGATAATTTATTCCAAACTTTATCGGGTCTATTCATTGAATAACCTCTGTATCCTCTTCTTTTTAAATAATATAATAATCTTGGTTTGTTATTCTCTGCAAGCAAAGGCATACCATAAAATACTAACGCCATAAGTATATCTTCAAAAAACATTTCCGCTGTTTGCGGTCTCGCTATATACTCCAGAAAAAACCGATTTGCTGGCACCTCTTCCATACTGAACTTAGTGAGGCCATGTAATGATCCTTTCGAACCTTTACCATCCGTAGTTCCGGATATATCATAGCTATCACAGCCAAAAGCGCCAATATGTTCGTTTCCTGGATACTTGCTTCCATTCTTATTTATTATTTTATTTTGTAAATGTTTTGCTGGAATCCAGCTTACATTAAATCTACCATTTAAATTTGGCACAAATTCTACCTCTGTATCTTTAATCCCATTTTTCCACTGAAAACTTCCTTGAGTGACAAGAGCAGAGTATCTAGCTTCTTCATTAAAATCAATCTGTTCGTAAATCCTAGCAAGATTAAATATGCTATTTTTAGTTTCATCTCTGAAAGCGTGTTCTTCAGTCCTTGGAAATTGTCTATAAAATTCATTTAAACCGTCTTGATCTCCTTTTAAACCTTCAACTTCATTTTCCCAGTGATCGATGACTCCGACATCAATGTATTCCCCATGGTTGTCTTCAGCTGGCTCTTCGGGAGTATTGAATACAGGTATTCCAAAAGAATCAATGAATCCTTCGAAGTTCCATTCCATAGGTATGAACAAACTATATAATCCTGAGCGAGTCTGTCCATTGCGGTTTCTTTTTGTAACATCTGAGTCATTGTATAATTTTTTAAAGTTTTCGCCACCTTTGTCTAATGAATTACTTGTTGAACCCATCATACATTTACCAATAACTCTACTTCCTAATCTTAGCGTGGTTTTCGTGACACGCCAGTTGTTGAGGATGTTCTCGGGCCTCTCCCATTTTCCTGCTTCATCGTGGACCAAGAGCGAAAGCTTTTCGCCATCATAGGAGTTGTCTCCTGTGTTCTTCCAGTCGATGGTAGTGTCCAATCCCGCGAGTTCCTCGTCCCTTTGCTTCGTGAGTATACTTTTCTTTGTAAACTTACTTGCGGGTACACGATAAGCCAATTCGGTTTTAGGTCTATCCATTCCATCCTGTATTGGTTTAAAAAAGAATGGGTAATTAACGGATATTGGAACGACCTTATCTGTAAACATTTTTTTGGCGTCAGCACCAGATTTTGATAATATCCCAAACCTAGAGTCTGAAGAGATGGTAGCTTGGTTAACAGTCTCTGCTGATGCCATGAATGAAAAGCCACTCCGTCTATTCTTGAGGTAGCACATTCCGTAACATCGAACGTCTGCTTTGCAAGCTTCCCAGAATATAAAGAATAATCTGTTTGCTTCTCTGAAGTCTGGAGCACCCACGTCGATTTTAGTCCACTGCAAGTACATATAGTGAGAGCCAGTAATATAAGTAGGAACATCTTTGTTATAGAACCAATAACCTTCATCGCGTCTGTTAAATTCTGTATCAATATATGCATTCCACTTATTTTTAAATTCATTCGGTAAATCTTTCCAATCGAATATCGTTTTTAACTTTGAAAGTTCTTTTGGATACTCTATTTTACTCCATTTATTATTTCCTTTATCTAAGTTCTTTGGTGCTGGGGGCAATGCTATTTTTAAATTTTGTATACTATATATATTACCAATCTGTCCAGTCTTACTGATAATAACTACGTCGTGGTCTTTATCGTATCCGTATTTCCACTTTTTTGCTTTATTAAGCCTTTTAATCGTATTAATTTTTATAGGCTCTATAACGCGATATAATGATTGCTTGTACATTACTTAGATCTCCTTTCTGCAAAGCCTTTAAATGACTCAGCTCTTTCTTCTATATTCTTACCTTCTAATAATGCTTTCTCAATTTCAATTCTATTTAAGATCTCAAATGCATCGAATATTGCGAGCTTTTTAGTGGCTGCAGCGTTCTTGAGTCGATCGGCTGAAACATCATCATCAGTTTCAACAATCGGTTCTTTAGCAACTTTAATGAGTTCTTTGACTGCTTCATAACCAGCTTGGATTATATTCTTTTTCTGTTCCTTGACGTTCATACTTAATGGTTATAAATTTAGTTAATATTCTGTATAATCTTTCGCCTTCAATAATAAATTCATATTTACCACCAGGCATAAAACCAACTAAATCACCCACTTTTATATCATCAAGTTCTTGATTTAAATATTTTACAATACCACGAAATGGTATTTCTTTTTCTATTACATCATTAGATTCAATTGGTTTCAGAAAGCAATATCCTTCTGGCGCACTCCATTTATTATTTCTTTTATATAAAAATATTTGGTCAGAGTTTACAAAATATTTATCTTCTTCATAATAGCTTCTGCTATTTTTTTCTTTACCTCTGTTATCGTGCCATCTTCTAAAAACATTGTGATGTACAATAACTTCATCTCCAACTTGTATTTCTGTTGATTCTGATTTAGGTATTGATGTCACAATTCCGGTACGACTAACATATCGATGGTCGGCTAATTCTGAATTTAAAATTAGTTCTTGACCATCAATATATTTTTTATTATCGTATCTTTTATTTTTAGGTTTAACTATAAAGTTAAATAAACTCTGCATTAGTATTCTAAATTATATTCAACAGATATAGCCATATTTTTATTAAAATCTTTCCATGGCAAAACCTCTTTTCCTTTTTTAATAAATATAGAAAATTTATCTGTTTCTTCTAATATATTACATATAATATGGCCTCCGTACACTTCTTGACCTACGGAATAATGCATTGCATCATTTTTGTAATCTTTACCTACAGTAATTTTTCTTATAAGTTGCATTTTATTTAATTCTTTTTTATTTCGCCTGTTTGTGTATTAACTTGAATATCGCCATATTTTTCTTTAAGATTATTTTGGTATTTATTTAACTCAACCTCTACTAAATCTATAGCATGCAATAATTTATGTTTTTTAAGTTCAATACCTCCTACTTCATTTAAACTACCGTTTAATTTATTTATGATATTTACTAAGCCTTCTAATTCTTCTTTTGTTAATTTTTTAGCACTAGGTGCTTTTTTCTTATAAGTTTTTGCCATTGTATTTAATTTAATTATTTTTTATTTTTTGGTACTCTTGAATCTATAAACCAATTTTGATAAATAGATCTTTTTTTCATCATATATGCTAAATATTTATCTATTTTTAATTTCCAGTTTTTATCAACATTAGGATTAATTATTCCTGATTTATAACTTGAAAAAGTTTTATTTACATAATTTTTTATATTATGTTGATTTGTGAATAAATAATTATTTATAGTATAAAAAGATCCATATCTTATATCATTCCAAACATCAAATGGTTCTATTTTTTTACCCAGCAAAGAAGCATATAATGCACTTTCACTTATATGAGTAGTATAAACACCTCTTGCTTTTTGCATATAATAATACATATCAACATTTCTAGGTAAAACTGAATCTTCTCCAAAAAGATCTTTAAGCTCACCTATAATTTTATGTGTAGTTATAGGGTGAGGCTTTACGTACAGATTGCCAGCGCATTTTTTATGTATAAATTTCATTCTATTTAAGCAAATATTAGTTTTTACTTTATTAGAACCTGGTAACACCATTAAATAATCTCTTGGTGGATATTTTTCATATTCCATTTCTCTATCCTGATATTTATTAGATGTTCCATCTAATACATTTGAAATTAAATAAGATGACCAGTCTAACACTTTGCTTTCATTGTCATACCAAGCATCAGTCATCATTTCATTTCTTAATTTTGAATTTAAAGGTTGAAATAAAAAAGATGTTGCGTATGATGTATAAGCAAACGTGTTGAAAAAA